AGCTTTAGGCAATTCTATGAAATCTTATGTAGTTGGTAGAGGTACATTTACAGCGTCTATCGATATGAATTTTGACGATGACGACACTGCTCAAGGCACTTTAGTACAAGGCTCTAGTTTGAGTTTTGAATTTATGCCAGAGGGTTCAAGTTCAGGCGAACAAAAATTGTCAGGAACAGGAATTGTTACAGGAATGTCAGTTGGTGTAACTCTTGATGGAGTAACTACAAGAACAGTATCTTTACAAGGTAATGGCGGTCTAACTATCGGCACAGTATAATATAATTTATGCCAGACGATAATAAACCTGATTATTTTGACGGAATTCGTAGTCACTTTGAAGAATTAGAAATAAAAATTATAGAAGTTCCTGAATGGGGACTTGTAGGCGATAAAGCTATTTACTCTAAGCCTTTTAATATGATGGAGAAAAGCAAAATATTTAAAGGTGCAAGTAATAATGATGTTGGAGTTTTAATTGATGTCATTATTGAAAAAGCGTTAGACAAAGATCACAAACCAATGTTCAACGCTAGTCATATTCTTAGTTTCAAAAAAAAAGCAGACACCGATGTTCTTGCTAGAGTAGCAAGTGAGATCATGGGAACTCAAAACGAATCATCTACCAACGACTTTAAAAAAAACTAAAAAATAACGTAGAACTACATAACGTCTTTGCAGTCGCAGAGAAACTACACAAAACAGTTGAGGAAATATTGCAAATGTCAGTATTTGAGTTTAATATGTGGATTGCGTATTTCGATTTACAAAATGATGAAATAAAACAACAACAACAACTGGCAAAGATGAAAAAATAAATGGCTACCAAAAAAGTAAATATAGATATAATTGCTAAAGATAAAACTAAAGCCGCTTTAGGTAGAGTACAAGGAAGTCTTAACAATGTTAAAAAATCTGTATTTAGTTTAAAAGGTGCATTAGTTGGAATTGGTGCGGGTGTAATTGTTAAATCATTTGTTAATGTTGGTCGAGAGGTTGAAAGCCTAGAAACAAGATTTAAATTTTTATTTGGTTCAGTAGAAGAGGGAAAAGTTGCATTCGATCAACTTAGAAAATTTGCTAGTAAAGTACCATTTTCATTAGAAGAAATATCTAGAGCATCAGGAAACTTAGCTGTAGTTTCTAAAGACGCAGAGGATTTAAATAGAGTTTTAAGCATTACTGGTAATGTAGCCGCTGTTACTGGATTAGATTTTGAAACCACTGCTAGTCAAATACAAAGAGCATTTTCTGGTGGTATCGGTGCGGCTGATTTATTTAGAGAAAGAGGTGTTCGTGCTTTATTAGGATTTAAAGCTGGTGTTCAAGTGACAGCAGAAGAAACTATTGCAAGATTTGAAGAATTATTTGGTGGAACTGGAAAATTTGCTACTGCCACAGATGATTTAGCAACTACACTTACAGGAACTTTATCAATGTTAGGCGATAAGTTCTTTAACTTTCAAACAGTAGTTGCGTCAAAGTTTTTTGATGAATTAAAAAAAGAATTTGGTGATTTAGATAAATTTTTAGAAGAAAATGAACAACAAATAGAAGATATAGCAACTGCTATAGGAGAAAATTTTGCGGGTGCTATTACTAAAACATCTAAAGCAATTAAAGATGTTGCACCAGCAGTTAAAAATATTGCCGATGCTTTGGGAACAACTATAACTGGTTTTCAAAGTTTACCTACCTTTGTTCAAACATCAGGTATCATAGCCGCTTTATTATTTGGTAAAAAAGGTTTAGCCGCTTTTGGTGCTGTATCATTTTTAGTAGGTCAAATAGAAAAATTAATTTCTGAGTCAAAAACTGTTGCTGAATTAAGATTACTTGACCCATCAGAAATAGATAAGATCGCAGAATTAAAGTTACTTATAGAAGCATTAGAAAAAGAAAAAAGCACTATTGCTAAAGACATATTAACAGGAGACAGCGAATTTCCACTTGAAGTTTTAAATAAAAATATGGAAGAAGTTGATGC